ATATGATCTGATCTAAACATTATGGCATTGCCTATCTTAGACCTGCCAACCTACGAGTTGAAGGTTCCCTCTACGGGAAAAAATATTAAATATCGCCCATTTTTAGTAAAAGAAGAAAAAATCCTTTTGTTGGCGCTAGAATCTCAAGATGACAAAGAAATCCAAGATGCTGTCAAAAATCTACTAAAAGGGTGTATTATTAGTAGAACAAAAATTGAAAATTTCACTACTTTTGACTTAGAGTACATTTTCTTAAAAATTCGTGCAGCAGCAGTTGGTGAAATTGTTGAAATAGAAGTTACTTGTCTAGATGACAACGAAACCAAGGTAAAGTATAATCTCAATCTGGACGAAGTTGAAGTTACTTTTCCAGAAGGTCATTCTAGCAAAATCATGCTAACTGATACTACTGGACTGATTATGAAGTATCCTAGTTTTGACCGTTTTGTCGAAACTTCGGTTTCTGGCAAAGTTTTGACAAATGATGATATTTTTGAGATTATCGCAGAATCTATTGATCAGATTTTCCAAGGTGACGAGGTATTTGACTCTTCTACCACTTCAAAAAAAGAATTTAGAGAATTTGTTGAAAGATTAACTAATAAACAATTTGAAGAATTGGAGAAATTCTTTGAAACTGCCCCTAAACTGTCACATCAGTTTGTAGTCACAAATCCCAATACTAATATAGAATCTACTTTCACAATTGAGGGATTAGCAAATTTTTTCGCGTAGCACTCTTCCATAACACTTTGGAAGGGTACTACAAAACAAATTTTGCTTTGATGCAGCACCATAAATATAGTTTGAGTGAGATTGAAAATATGTTGCCCTGGGAACGCCAGGTCTACACTACATTACTGATTCAATATATTGATCAACTCAAAGCAGAGCAAGAGAATAACAAGTAATGGCATCAGGTAATGTCGGATATACTGATACTAGGTCCTACAGTGGATCCCTCCTAGGAGATATTGCGGGAGGGATCAAAGATCGTGTTGGAAATTCGATGCAAATGGCGCGTGCAGAACGTGCTAATGCTGCCAAAACATTAAATGTTGGTGGTCGCAACGATGGCGTCACTCAAAAAGAATTTGATAAGGAATACGGAAAAGGGCATTTCTTTAAAAGAGCACTAGGATCTAATTTTGGTGGTGATAGAGTTGCTAGAACTAGGGGTTATTTTGAGAAAAACCCACCAGATAAAAGAGATCCAACAGGAACTAGAGAATCTAGATTTAGTGCTGGATTTGACTATGCATCAAAGGAAGGTCTAATCAAGGGTTCTAGACCCCTACAAGGACCCAAAGCACCAGAATACTTATACTCTTATGATAGGAGATATGCTGATGTCTTAGGCGATGCTGCTAAGTTTAAGGATGATACCTTAGACAAGGAGAAGATGAAAGCAAAGTCGTCAATGTTTGGCGGCACAGTAGGTACAACTGACACCAGAGGTTTTGGTAAAAAAGACAAGGATGCAGTCCCTGTTGAAGATAAGAACTTAACAGAAAATATTGCTAAATCTTTATCTGGTGTAGAAATCCAGATGACCAGACTTGAGCAGAAGATGCAGTCTGGAGATGGTGAAGATGGATTTGTAGCTAGTCTTGTATCTAAGAATTCTACCGCTATTGTGGCAGGATTTACTGCTATTCATGCTGCAATGTCGTCTCTTCTCGGAGCAGTCCAGGGGCAGACAGAAGCAATTAAGGATGGAGCAGAGAAAAAAGCGATTGCTGAAGAAAAATCTGAAGATAAGGCAAATAGGAGAGAAGAGGAGTCTGATGCTGAAGTATTGAATGGAGGTGTTGGCAATGCAAGTATAGAAAAACGGAAAAAGGATGATAAAGACGAACAAGGACTCCTAGGATCACTATTTGATCTAGTTTCTGCTAGACCATATGGTCTTGGTGGAAAAACAACTAAAACTAGAGCACTAACCAGACTTCTACGAAGAAAAACTAGAGGAGTCGTTAATCCTAAGGTGATGCTACTACTTGGTGGATTGCTTGCTGGAGGCGCTGCAGTTGGCGGAATTGCTCATACTGTTGGTAAACAACAAAATCCTGAAAGAAGTAATACTCCATCTGTAGGTCCAACATCATCGGATGATCCATCTGGTGGAGTTGGTTTCAATTTAGGTGGACAGATTCCTGGTGCAACAAATAGTGGAGATGCTTTTACTGCAACTTTAGGAGATACGAGATTCCGAGAGGATATTATCCCTAGATCCCCAGAAAATGCTAGAATGTCTGAGGAAGCAAAATATTATGCACTGAAGAAATTTCAGAAGCAGCAAATTGAAGTAAAAGAGTTAGCACTCAGAAAGTACGGTTCTGGTGGTGGATGGAAAGATCTTGGGGAAAAATTGCTGGATGGTATCAAGGGTTTATTTGGCGGTGGCGGCGGCGGTGATGATATCACAACTACTACTGGTGGTGGAGGAGCAAATACTAGTGAGAAGCAGCAAGATGTTGCTAAGTTGATGTATAACGAATTGGTCAACAATCAGAAAATGTCTCCTGATGCAGCAAAACTGATGATTGCTGAAATTGGAAGAGAGAACAGCTTGAATAGATCTACTATCTTAGGCACCCATGATGATGGTGGCAAGACAGCATATGGTGCTGTCAGTTGGCAGGGTGGTAGAGAGCAAATGTTGATGGATAATTTAGAAGCAGCTGGTCATTCTCCAAGTGTCGAAGGACTGAAAAATTCTGGCGACGCAGGCGTGAAGATTAATGCTGCTACTATGTTGCAGGACATTCAACAAAGAGGTAGCGACTTGGGTGGAGAGCACCAAGAACTCGCTGACTTACTAGGGAAAGAGGATTTAAATGATGGTGACAAAGATAGAGTTAGAAAATTGATGAAGACTCGATATTTTGTCTACAATAAGTCCATTCCACTTCAGAGATCGAGGGACTGGTCTGAAACTGTTGATAAGATGACTTTAGGATCTGCGCCACCAACTCCATCAAGAGTTAGTAGCGATCCTACTGGTGAAATTCCTACGTTATTCACGCAGTTAGCACCAGTGACATCTCCTTTAACTACAACACCAATTATCGATACTGAATCTATTTTACAAAATAATCGACAATTCCAGACATCTACAGCTTTCACACTGCCAATGTTTAATTCTCCCCAACCTGTGGCAACTGCAAGTGCTAATGATGGTGGAGATGTAGAACCATTATCATTTGCCGACCTTGGTAGTAATGGATTCTACAGACCTAATCAATTCGGTATTTAACAATGGCATCAGGTAACGTAGGATATACTGATACTAGATCTTTTAGCGGTTCTCTATTGGGAGACATTGCTAAGGGTATAGGAGGTCGCATAAAGGGTGCCGCTCAGATGGCACGCGATGAACGTGGATTTGCAGAAGATCAAGCAGAGAAGCAAGATACATCGCTGGATGAAGCGGGTATTGGTACTGGGTATTTCTTTAAAAGAGCATTAGGTTCTAAGTTTGGTGGTGATCGTATTGCCAGAACTAGAGGATACTTTGAGAAAAACCCACCAATGGGTAGAGACCCACTTGGTACTATTGAATCTAGATTCCGTGGTGGATTTGATTATAGACTACCACAAGAAGAACCGAAGCAGTCAGTATCTCAAGCACCACCACAGCAATCTTCTGGTGGTAGTGGAACTGCAGGCACCACATCTTCCGTTGGAGAAGGTGGAAAAGAAAAACCAATTAAGGTAAAACATACCAGACTGACAACTGGTATGCTGTCTACATTCCAAAGATTAGAGAATCAACTAATACGCATTGCCAATAGTATTGGCACTGGTAGTTCTAATCCACAGACAGTATATGCACTAGAAAACCAAAAGATGCTTCTTGGTAGTGTATTTGCCAAGACAACTAATATTACAAATGCACTTACAAAAGCATTTACTGATCAAACAAGACTTACAAATAAAGTTGCTAATGATGCAGCGACTGCAGCAGAAAAATCAGCAGACGAAGCAAATAGAAAACTGGAAGAGTTTGGTGCAGAGGGACAAGATGCCAAAGCACTAAACAAACAGTATTTGAAACTTGGTCGTGGAATGTCTGCTGGTGCAGTTAAAGATCCTGGCAGTAGATTAAAAGACTTGTTTGGATCTGCAAGTTCTATTGGAAGATTTGGATTGAGAAGAGGTAGAACTCTAATCAAGAGAATGATTGGTCGTAGGGGTAGACGTGCTCTAGCATCCGCAGGTAGAATTGGTGCAAGAGCAATCAAACCAGTTGGTGCATTAGGTGGTAAGATTGTTGGTAAGTTGATGGGTAAATCAGCAGCAAAGATTGCTGGTAAAGGTATTGCCAAGTCTCTTGCTAAAAAGATTCCTCTGTTGGGTGCAGTTGCTGGTGTTGCTTTTGGTATTGAAAGAGCAATGAAGGGTGATTTTATAGGTGCTTTAGGTGAAGTAGCATCTGGTGTAGCATCTACTGTTCCTGGTGTTGGAACTGCTATTTCTCTGGGTATTGATGGTGCTTTAGTTGCTAAAGATGTCAACGATATGCGAAACTCACCTGGATTTGCTGAGGGTGGTGTTATTCCAAGGTCATTATCTGCATCTGAAAATGAGGAGAAGAAAAGAAACCTTGGTGTTGCTCCAATCGATAAAAATTATTGGAGAGAATATTGGACGCGAGAAACCAAATATTCTAATAGAGAAAAGAAACTTCAAATTGATATTGAGAGAAGAGCATACCACAAATATTTTGGTGGCGAAGGAGCAAAGCAGTTTATTGAAGGAATGGGTGGGATGTTTAAATTCATCGCTAATGCATTCAAGAGAGCTCTTGCTGGTGCTGGAAGACTACTCAGTAGAGGTATGAATTTCTTGAAGGGATTACTTGGACTCAATCAAAAGGTTGGTCCACAGATGACTGCTTCTGGTGGGGAAAAAGTAACACAATCTATTGTCAGTAGAGGTGTTGGTGTTAAAGATGGTCTAGGATCTGGTGGTGATCCTGGTGGACATACTGGATATGATCTTGCTGGACCAAATTTCAATCAAGGAGATCCTATTTCATTCTTACCACCAGGAAAAGTTATTGATGTTGGTATAATTGGTGACTCAAGAGATCCTGGTAATGAGAATGGTGGATACGGCAACTTTGTGGTTGTTAAGACTGATAGTGGAACCGTTGTTAAAATGGCACACTTTGATTCAGTTAATGTTTCTAAAGGACAAACTGTTGGATCTGGTGGTGAAGGTGCTGCAACTGTAATCGGCAAGGTTGGTAATACTGGATTGAGCACAGGACCACACTTACACATTGAAACTGGTACTGGATATATTGAGGCATCTGCTAAAACAACTGGTATCTTCGATGCTGGTATTTCTGGACTTAATAACTTAATTAGAGGCGGTGGTGACGTTAAAGTACATAGTGCAACTGAAGTAAAGATGGATGGTAGCGACAAACCATCATATGAAGATGCAGTTTCTAAAGTTGAGGAATCTGGAGCGGTTTGGACAGCAAAAATGGAGCAAGATTGGTTGAAACTCTGGGCAGAAATGCACCCAGACAATCCTATGTCTAAGGAAATTATAAAAGATCCAAAAAAATATGAATGGAATAAGGATTTGGATATTCCTGAAAAAAGAAATCCTCTTGATCTGTTAACTCCTGCTGAAAAAGCAAAGCATCAACGTCATATTGGTGCTATGAATGCTATGTTCCGAGCAGTAGATAGTGGACAAGCAACACAACTGTTAAATACTGCTAGATACAAAGAGGCACTGAATAGTGATCAGATGGCACCATTGCAACAATCTGGGTTGTTAACTGTCCCAATTCCTGAAAGACATGAAACTGTGGTTCCAGAACCCTCTTTCGGAAGGAATTGGACAATTACTCAGATTCAGCAATCCAAACAACTCTTTAATGTTTACATTACCGGCCTAGAATAATAATGTCAGAACTACAAACTACAAGATCATTTAAATTTAAGTCGGTGGTTGTTACTGACAAGAAAGGTAATAAACAACCTATCACAGCACTATGTGCCTCATTTACGTATGGAGAAAAGATTACATCTCCATTTGTAAGTGCTACTTTACTTGTAATTGATTCTGCTGGAGCATTTGATATAATTGCATATGCTGGCGGTGAAAAAGTAACTATTACACTCACAGATACAATCAAGGATATTCAGAACAAAGAGGATGTTGTATACGAGTTGTATGTGTGGAAAGTTGCTAATCGGTATGTATCAGACCAGAAACAGCATTATACAATTGGTTTGATTAGTAGAGAGGCAATTATCAATGAAGGTCTACGAGTTCAGACTCCATTGGAAGGAAAAGCAGAAAAAATTATTGACAAAGATTTATTGCAGGGTGTTTTAAAGACAGAGAAAACAATGTTTTCAGATCCCTCGCAGTTTGAAATTAAATTGCTTCCTAATCGTAGGAGACCTTTTGATATTATCCACTCAGTAACATCAAAAACTGTACCTCAGCAGAAAAAATGGGGTACTGAAACTGTTAGTGGAAATTCTGCAAATGATTCTATCAATGGAACAGCTGGATATTTCTTCTGGGAATCGAAAAGAGGATTTAATTTCTATTCGGTTGATGGTCTTTGTAAATTGGATGATGAAAATAGACCACCATGGGGACCATATGTAGATGCACCTGGAAATGCGGATGGATCTGATCCACAATTTACCGTACTGAAAGCTAGTTTTGAATCTGAAATTGATGTGATGTCTAACCTTAGAGTAGGCAAATATTCGAGTTTGATGATATTTTTTAACCCATCTACTGGACAATATGACGAATACGTCTATAATCTAAAAGACTCCTATGAAAAGATGGAGCATTTAGGGTCTGGAGAATTGGATTTGATCCCAACATCTGAGATTGAATTGTCTGAGTATCCTACTAGGTATATGTCCACAATTTTGGATCATGAAACTTGGTTCTCTGGCGCTACTCCAGCAGATCCTGAATCTGAGGCTGGTTCTAGCGCACCAGCACCATATGCTGACTGGCAGAAGTATTTTGCCGCACAGTCATTGTCTAGGTATACTAGTTTGACTAATCAAAGAGCTACGGTAGTAATACCTGGCAACTCGGACATTTGTGCGGGAGACTTAGTTAACATACAATTGAAGAGTAAACTATCAAGTTCTGACAGAGCTAGAGAACCTTATGATTTAGAAAGTAGCGGTGTGTATCTAATCGACGAAGCAATCCATTCTTTCGACGCTGCAGCAGGAGCAAATGGTAAATACCAGACCACACTTGTGCTCCTAAGAGATGCATATGGTGTGCCAAATACTGATTCAAACCACTGATAAATAACCAAAGGAGACACTAACACATGGAAAACATCGAAACACATATCGCCAAGGACAAGGAAATCCTTGATAATCCTATGATTTCTCCCAA